TTGTAGGCACAGCAGTAGAAGTTCCGTAAGTTGTAGCAGTTACACCAGTATTAGCTAAAGTTAAAGCAGATGATACGTTTGCACTACCATCAAAACTTACTGACCATACAGCATCACCACTTGCAGCTATTGTTCTTGCAGTAGAAAGTGCGTTTGCAGCATTTGCAGTACCAGCTAAGTTACCTTCAAAGTTTGCAACTAATGTTCCAACAGTATATCCAGTACCAGTAGTATTAACTACGTTTGTAGGTTCATCTACTAAGCCAGTAAAGAACTTAAACTTACCAGCATCAGAAGCATCTCTAAATAAACCAGTAAACTCTACACGAGTTTGTGGAGTATCGTAATATCTTCCATAATATCCTATGTCTACAGCATCTGTAGTATTGTTATCATTTGCAACCTCAAACAATGGGTCTTTAGCCGATATTGATTGAGTGTTTACATAAGTTGCAGTACCGTTGATAGTTAAGTTACCACTTACAACTAAGTTGTTTGGCATTGTAACGTCATTAGTAAATGCAAGAGTTGTTGTATTTGCAACAGTTGTAGCTGCTATTTGATTAGCAGTTCCGTTAATTGTTGTTATACCTAAGTCAGTCCAAGTAGCTGAAACCACGTTTGCATCTTGCTGAGTTAGTGATAAAGTCTTAGTAGTAGTACCAGTTACCGCAGCAGATACGATAGAACGATTGTAAGCTGTATCGTATTGGCCTAATTTAACAGTAGTAGGAATAGCATAACCAGCAGTTAAGCTAAATACACCGCTATTATTGGCGTAACTTAAACCAGTAGCTGATGATGACAATGCAAGTCTTGCACGAGTATCTGTATAGTATAAATTTGAGCCTTCTGCTAAATCCGTTGTTGTCTTTGCAGCTAAAGCACTATTAAATCTTGCTTGTGTATAGTAAAGGTTTGAACCTTCAGCTAAATTGGTTGTGCTCTTATTGCTAAAAGCAGTATCAAATCTTGCTTGAGTGTAATATAGGTTTGTACCCTCTGCTAAGTTTGTTGTACTTGAAGCAGCTAAATTAGTTGTAAAATTAGAGTTACCTCTTGCCTCTGTCCAATATAAGTTAGTTCCTTCAGCAATATTTGTTGTAGTCAAAGTAACTGTACCACCTAATGATACCGATTGACCATTGATAGTTATTGAGCTATTAGCTAAACTTGCGTTTGGAATAGCAGCTAAGTTAAATACCCCAGTTGCGTTATCGTAAGCAATACCAGTTCCTCCAGTTACGCTTAAAGCAGTTCTTGCTCTTGCGTTAGTAAAGTACAAATTTGAACCTTCTGGTAAATTGGTAGTAGTTTTAGTTGCAAAATTAGTTGCAAAGTTTGCATCACCTCTTGCGGTTGTAAAGTAAAGATTAGTTCCCTCAGTTAAGTTTGTTGTAGTTTTTGCAGCGAAAGCTGAATCAAATCTACCTTGAGTATAGTATAAGTTACTACCTTCTGGTACTACGCTTGTAGTTCCAGTAAAGTTACCAGTTAAGGTGTTTGCACCATCATTGTAAGTCCATGTAATACCAGTACCGTTCGTAATTAAAGCAGCAACTGTATCATCAATTAATTCTTTAATTTCTATGCCACCTCCAGTAATAATCAAATCACCAGTTATAGTCAAGTTACCATTAATAGTTGCTGCAGCAGTAGAAAGTGATAAAGCTGTATTTACTCCAGCACCATCTTGAACTGGCTGTAAACTACCACTTACTCCAACATTATTAGCACCAATCTGTAATACTTGTCTATATGTATTTTTTACCGCTTTACCTTGAAGAGTAGCCATTATATTTTAATTTTTTTTATTTTATTAACCATTGTATATAGTTCTTCTGAAGCCGAGTTAAATAAGAATGGTCTATTGGGCAAATTTACTAAATTTCCATTACTCCGTTTGAAAGTCTGTGCGTAGCCCTCAAGTTTGTTCATACTTAGGTTTCTATACACTGGAATCTGAAAATCATTACCAGTACCAAACTCCACAAAAGCAGAGTAATTTGACCTTCTACCCATGTAACCTTTTGAACCAACCTTGGCTCCAGCATTCATTGTGTAAGGCGTACTATAAATTGAAGCCTTTAATTTACCTCCATTTACTTGTCCTAATGGTGCTCTTGCCCTTGCCTTACTTTCTATAGCTAATACAGATTCATTAATAATCTTCTGCACTTGCTGAGTAATTAAATGCGGTGCTTCCTTTAACCTTTTTGATAGGTTAGTAACACTTGCTGTTTTATTTATAGTAAATGACATTATACTGTCTCCCAAGTTTTACTAATGTTCTCCCAAAATGCTGTAATACTATCCCAAGTGTCAACTCTCTTTAATGTAGCACAAGTGATTCTTAAATAGTTATGAACATCTAATTCATCTATTACGCTGCTAATCAAGTAGATATTACCTTCAAAAGCTATTGTAAGGTCATTAGATATAGAGATACTTTGGGCATCTCTTATTCTAAAAACTATGCTATCTGATAAAGAATCTTTACCAGCTATGTTTGTTTTATTCTGATTCTCTCTAAATATCTCAGCCCAACAAGTATAGTAGTCAACATCTGTTAAGATTTGACCACCAGCACCATCTGACTGTTCAGTCTTAGATTGGAAAGTAATCCTATTTTTTAGTTTACTTATCATTATAATATTATGCTTACTCGTTTAAAAGGCTTCATTAATTCGTATGCAGATGCTATGTTAGCATTTGGCTTACTATCTTCTACTGAAGATTCTCTGTAATCGTACAAGTCAGCGAGTATCTTATACAAGGCTGTTTTCATTACTGCAGGAGTAGTTGCATAACCACAAGTGTAAGTAAACCTAAACTCCATGCGAGTAAAAGAACTCATATATAGTTTCTTGTAAGTAGTACCTAAAACATTATACTGAGGTATGGTAATTTCTTCCCATGCGTTATTATCCCAATATTCTACCTTAGTGATATTGTTAAGTGGTGCGTATGGTAGTTCTATAAACTCATCCACATAAGCTACAACTTGTAAAGTACGAGCTGTCATAGCTACACCAGCATATTTTTCTAATCTAACCCTTGCTGCAACTATTAAAGAGCTAATTAAGTCGTTATCATCATCAAAGTCAACCTTTAGATAGTTCTTAGCTTCAGCCAATGTTATTGGTTCCGAAGCTGGTTCTACTGTGGTTGTAACATCCCTTATAATCTGCATATACCAATATTTTTACAAAAATAACTTATTTTCTGTATAGTCATAGAATGGTCTATATCCAAGCAAATGCTACTTTGCTGATAGTCCTCCACTTTACACACCTAATGGATTCAGTGCTCTTCATTGCATCCGCATATCTAACGGAGTATCGTTGTTTTTATACTTGCTTGTCGATAGTTGTCACCATTAAGACATTGCTACCACTTTTTACGATACTTATAATCTACACTTAGCCAAAAGTTAAAATCTAAGTGTTAAGCAATAAGAACTAAAACTTTCATTTTAAAGCATCGGTTTATGCTATCAGGATACAAACTTGTTAAGAAACCTGACCGATTAGTGGAATAAAAAACCCACCAAAGTAAGAGTTTGATGGGCTGATTAAAACGCTTCCATTGGAAGCAGAACTATAATACTGAGACTATAGCGAGGGTTTTTATCAACCCGACAACGTACTCTTACTACCTTATCGGATTTGATAACAAAGATACAAACTATTTTGTTATTACCAAATAAAAAAGGGATAGCTTTTTAGGCTACCCCTTTATGTTTAACTTATTGAAAATCAATTAGTTAGATTAAACATTTCCGAAATCTCCGTACACAAACGCACTTGCGTAGTAGATAGGGAATGCGATTCTTGCCTCAACACGAACTGTAATCATGTTCTCAACAGCGTTGTTACCATCTTGGTCAAAGAATTGAACAGAGATACCATTACGTTGCATGATTTGAGCACCCATTGACCAGTCTCCTACTAAGAACTTGTCAACAGTCATTGCTGTAGACTTGTAGATAGGAATACCAGCGATAGATAATTGACCATCAACTGTAACTACTGTAGAACCTGGTAAAGAGTATGCAGAACCAGAGTTTTTAGTGTTAACAATAGCAGCCCAATCTGAAGGGTTAATTAAGATACCAGTTGCAGAGTAGTTGCTTGATTCAACTTGTGCAATAGCTTGTACTAATTGCTCAACGTCTACAGTTGCAGCACCAGTTGCAGCAGCAGCATTGATAGTCAAACCAGTCAAGTTTACACCAGAACCAGAACCAAATAATAATTGAGCATCTTCAGCAACTAAGTATTTCTCTAACAAACGAGATTGTAAGAAAGAAGTCATAGCAGGAACGTCATCTAACATTTGGCGAGAGATTTTAACGTAACCAGCGATAACTTGAGCAGGAGCATTAACCATGCTGATATCAAAATCAACTTGAGCTTTTGCACTACCTTGAGTTTGGTTAGCAGGAGCACCTTCACCACCAGTTTCTTGAGGGAAAGTAAATAATCCTTGAGAGATTGTACCTACTGGTAACAAACTTCTAACGTGGATTTTACGAGAAGGTAAACCATAAACTTGATTAGCATACTGACGTGGAATATCTCCAGTCAAGTTAACTGCTTCTGTCATGTTACCTACTGCTTTAGTGTCCATAATGAAAGAAGTATTCTTCATTTCACCACGACCTAATTTTGCGATGTTGTCCGCATTCTTTTCAATTTGCTCACCTAAAGTGGCATTGAAACCTTTAAATTGATTTTCGTTCATTGTCTTACGATTGCTTTTTGCCTCTAATTTGTCTGCAGCATCTTTAACTACAGCAACTTGAGATTTTAATTCTTCTAATTCTGTTTTTAAGCTGTCTACCGCTACTGCGTTATCAGCTTTTAATGTTTCGATTGCACCGTTTACTTCGGTTTTAACGCCTTCGAAAGCACTTTTAATTTCTTCTACCATTAGTTGAAAATTTTAAATGATTGTAAATATTTGCTTACCTCAATTTCAATGGAAACCATCGGGTCTTCTTCTTCTTCCAATGCCTCATCTGATTCACCTTCTGGTTGCAACTCAGTTGGTTCATCTACTGGCGGTTGTTCTTCCGAAACGACTGATTCTTCATCTTCCATCTCTGCGAGATATTGTTGTAATTGTTTTAGCTTTAACTCTAACAAACCAAAAGTTTCATCTGTGTAGAAACCATTTCTTAAAGACTTGATAGTTTTAGCTATCTCATCAATTAATGTTACTTTGATTTCAGACTTAACCATAACTGTAGGCGTATTAGAATTAGCTCCCCATAAAACTGAGGAACCTTCAAACAATTTAATTTCTTGAATCTCGTTATACCCAGACTTAGCTTGAGACTTTACAGTCTGGAATCCAATGCTATGTTCTGTGATATGACCTTCTTTATACAACTCATAAGTATCTCTACCTAAAGTTGTATTAGGCATCTTAACGATTGCCTTTAAACCAAATGCATCTTCCACCAATTCCTTTGGCTTAGATACTGGTTTGTCTGTAGAGTGGTTAAACAAGTGCCAGATTCGGTTCTTGCCTTGTGGGCCATTCTCTTTAATAGACTTCGTAAATGAGCCTGGCATAATTATATCGCCATCGCTATCTACATTACCAAACGCAGAATAGTAAACCTCAATGGTTCTTGTGTCATCAGCCATATCGACTGGTACACCACTAACTGCTTTCTTGTTATAAAAATTACTCATATATATTTGTTTAAGCAATAAACACAGTACAACATCTACAGTTACAATTATTCATTGCACCTCCGTTTGCATCATGTGCGTATTGCATCTCAATTACTCCTCTTTCTGGCGTATTCACAAGGAACGGTTGATTAATAGGTATTCTTACTCCTCCTGCATCTGGATTGGTTTGTCTATCCAATGTTCGATGCCAATCTCTGTTCCTATTATTCTTAGCAGGATAATCTGCTGCCACCCATTGCTTCAGCAAAGGTATGTTAACAAATTTAACTGCACCCATCATACCAGCACTTAATGCTTGATGTGATTCCGTTCTTGCAATCAGCAGACTCCTTGCGTTGTTAATTTTCCCTTCTTGTAGGTTTTTAATCGCAAGTGAATTAACCTCGTTAAGACTCAAGTTATTTTCTTGTCCGTATCTAATAGAGCCGTTCAATATCCTTGTAATCTCATTCTTGGTAGTATTTTCAATTCCGTACATCTTAGTTCCGCTATAAGTTGTCCAATAAGACAACATAAACGCTAACCATTCATCCATAATGTTCAGAGGGTCTAAATCTACTGATTCTTCTTTTTTATACTTGTCAAATATCTTTTGGTACGTCATGGCAGTATATCCACCAGTTGTCTCGTACAAAGTTCGTAAAATATTATTAATATTCTTTCCGTCAAATAATGCGTTCTGATTATTGATAGTTTGCTGTGTTCCATAATCCTTAACCAACTGAGCAGCCTTGTCAAAGTCAGATTGTAAAGCAGCCAATATTTTAGGCTGATACTCTCTTACCGATTTCCTTGCAATCTTTTGCTGCAAAGCGAACTGCTGAGAAGGAGTGACTATTTTAGCCATTACTTTACTGGTGGTATGTTATAATCTCCTTGTTGTTGAGCACTTGTAGGGTCTTGTAACATAGTCAGCTCATCGATAGGTAAGTAACCAGCAGGGATAAATATTTCATCCATAGTTGGGTCATCAGAAGTATCGTAACGCATAGCTGCTCTTTTCTCGTTAGGGGTAATCCACCATGATTGAGATAAGATAGCAGAAAGCTCCTTCATGTCCTCTTGTAACTCTGGGAACACAGTAATATCAAAATCGATATAAAATCCTTGTCCTATTTCTATTGCAAAGAATCTATTGAAAGCATCACGAAGAGCTACTAATTCTGGAAGCACTACTTGCGTAAGCATTTCCTTCTTGGCTTCTTTCATGTTGTTGTAAGTCTTGTTATCTGGGTCGTTAAACAACGCAGAGTTCACACCATACACATTACAAAGTTCTCTAAGTGTAACTTTCTCAGATTCTAAAAGTTGAAGGTCGATAGGAGATAAGCCCATGTTAACCCAACCTAACTTGGCACCAGCAATTAAAATCTTACCAGCGTTCTGTACGATTTGACCTTGAGTCTTAGTTCCATACTGATTGTAAAAATCTTCTTTTAATTTTCCTGCTTCTTCTTGTCCAAAGTTATTAGACTCATCAGCATACAAGATACCTTTAGGGCCTTGATTCTGTAACATACCAACAGATGTATCTTTCGCATCGTTGCTACGCTGAACAGTTCTGTAAGCAGCTTGTAAAGGGCTAAGTCCGTATAATTGAGAACCGTTAGTGTCAAAGTAAGGGTTGAAGTATTTTAGATGGATTACGTCTTTCGCATCTAAGAAATCCCATCCAACAAGTGTAAAAGAATAACCTTCAACCCCATTGATAGTACCATCAGATATGATGGCCATGTATTGCGGAGGGAGCACGACTAATTCTTGAACCTTACCGTTTTCTAATCGGTTAGCCCATACAAAAGAATTGCCGCAAATAAGTTTATAACCAATAACGCTTTCAATGAACTCAGAAAGAGATTGATATTCGTTTGGTTTTTCTAATAATGTGTTTAATGGAGAATCAGCAATCTCGCTTATAGCCTTTATTCTTATCAACTCAGCCTTAGCTAAGTCTTGAGTAGTCGATGAGTTTTTAGTCATTGACTCATACCTGCTAAGTGATTTCTTGTCTTTTACTTTGTAAACGTAAAATGGAACAGTTGATACAGTTTTTGAGATACGCTTAATGATGGCATACACCTCACTATTGTTTTCGTAGTCAAGTACAAATTTTCTTTGGTTAAGTTCTGGATATAAAGTTCTTCCAGCAAGTAATCCTCCAAAATCAGCAAATGGACTGGTAACTTGTATCATTCCATTAGGAGCTGTTGCCTTTTGTTGAAAAGGATTAATGGCTCCGAATATGTCAGTTAATTTCACGCTATATGATATTTTTACAAAAGTAACAAATTTTTAGCCTACACTACCCAACCCCTTTTCGGTTTGGCAAATTTTGAGTATATGGCATACCTCATGGCATCCATCAAGTGGTCTCTAAACTTAACTGGTTCATCCAATGTATTGCCATCGTTATCGGTTTTCCATTTATAGTTTTTAAACTCATCCAACAAATCTAATGAATCGCTTTTAACTATCAGCGGAAATGATTTGACCTTGTTGATACCAGCAAAAACATCTTTAACAGCCGATTTAAGGCTAAATCCAGCCTTATTAATCTCAGCTATGGTCTTGGGTTCAGCGGCATCAGCGAATATCTCAGTTCGCTTGTCAAAGCCAAAAGACTTTAGCCTATCGATGAGTAGTGAGGTTGACATTTTAGTATCGTAGATGAGTTGCTCCACAAACATCTCGTTATCGAAGTGTTTGACACGAACCAATGCGGTTTGATTGTTGTAGCCAAAATCCAGTCCATAAAATATTTCCCCTCCTTCGGGAAAGTTTCTTCTGCGTTTCCAATGGGTATAAATAGTTGCCTCTGATATTGCTCGTTCACCTAAACCATAAACTCTCCAATATTCATGGTCGGCATCTTTTAATCTCTCAATCTCCTCTACCAAAGATTTCTCAAGGAATGGGTTGTCTTTGTAGGTAGTGATGGTAAAGTCAGTATCTTCTCTGGTTATTACCTTGTCATATATCCAAGAGTAGTAATCTGAAGGGTTATAGTCCAAAACAATCTTATCTGTGGTTCTTAGGGCTAACTGCATCCAAGATTCGTAGTTTACCTCGTTGGCCTCGTTAATAAACAGATAGTTTCTTTTACGACCTCTTATTTTTTGTGGCTGGTCTGTAGAGACAAACTCTACGGTATTGCCTCCTAAGAAGTAAAGATTTTCTGACTTGTTGTGCTTTTCTTCTGAGTATAGGCCATATTTCGACAGAATTTCTATAAAGTCTCTCATTACTGAGCCTTTTATGGATGGCAACGATGAACGGCAGATAGTTAGTGTCTTCCCTTTTTCTTGTAGCAATTTTACGATAAACCAGGTCAATACATTGTAGGTTTTGCCAGACCTTGTTCCGCCTTGCATAACAGATATTTTTTTCTGACTGTTTTGCAGTATTTCGAAAACGATGTTGGTGGTTACGTTCATAGGACATTGGAGAAAAATTAAAAAATTGGCTTGGTAAAAACGAAGTTAATACTTTTTGGTTTTATAGAGGGTAGGCCCTAATGTGACTTATATCGGACAAACATAAGTCAAAAAGTGCCTTTTATGACACATTATGCATGAAATATCAGAAAAATTCATGCAACTTATTATAATTTAGGTACAACAAAAGTTTATAATGTTCACGTATTCGTGAACGCTATCAAAACTTGAACAGTTTACATTTTTTGATAATAGAGTAGTATTACTACTAATTTAGATACAAAGTTTACCAATAGAAAACTTTATCAATCAATAAACCTTGATTTATCAATCATTACTCCTCGAACTCATCTTGGTCGTTCATATCTAACAACTCACCCTTATCATGGTCATATAATGGAATCTCTGCTATCTCGGTAGCCAATGTGGCTGGAACAGTAAAGCTGTTATCTTTCTGAGTATCGAAGTTCATTATATTCTCATCTCCATCGAGCTGCTTCTGCAAGTTAGGTAATTCCGATGGCTTCACTACGTTAACTGTAATCTGCTTCACCACATCTCCTTCATGAGCAACCTCAGTCTTTTCGATATACCCTCTTCTCTTACCCTTAGTCTTTAACAAGAACATAGTAGCCAAAGTATCACCCTTAGTAATCCTCTCCATCAGCTTATGCTCCCCCCAGTCCAACATCAACTCCTCTGGCTCTATCTCAGCTAATGCCTTCTTAAACTCATTATCATTCTTCATCCATCCTTGATACATAGTCCTACTAATACCGCAAGCATGACAAGCAATAGTAATATTTCCAAAATTCTCCCTATAAGCAATGATAAATGCTTCTTTCGTTATGTCCTTAAATTCTGCGTTCATATTATACGTGTTTTGGTATTTGTATCCATCCATAAACTAAAACTTTTTCACTACCCCACATTGCAATCCATTCAAACCCATCAAACCAAGCTAATCTAACTCCGTAAGCTCCTAAGTCGCAAATGTAATTGCCTTTAATTTTAGGTAAATCATAATTCCAGTTCATATTATCGGTTTTTGGTTGGCGTTCTAATAGATACCATTTGCATTACCTTGTCTACCTTGATGTTGTTAAAGCCAAGTGACTTACCACACTTCTCACACTCAAACTCCTTCTCCCTAATCTCACTCGACCAAACATACTCCTCCAAAGTAGTACCACACTTGCATTTGTAAATTCTCTTACTAACTGTATCTTTCATAGAAGTCAAAGCTACAACATATAATTGAAATATTAAAATTGGTGAAAACAATGTTTTATATCAAAAATGTGAAGGGCACATCGGTGTTGCAACATTGATTACACGAATAAAAGGGGTATGGGGTAGGTACCCCGAAAAACCCATATAATTAGCCCAGAAATTAGGTTAGCACCTATTATCTCAACTTGGGTGGTATCCTTATGCCATGCAGTTGCAAAAGTGGCTGTATTAGCCTATAAAGTACCTTTAATTGTCTACTAAGTATTTTAGCATCTAATATAGTTATAAATACTATTTGTTAGTGTCTTATTTGCGTTACATAAACACACACTACCATAAATAGTCACTAACCTAATTCAATATCGTTGGTAAAGTGTCCTTATATAATATAGTATTTATTTATTTATTGTATTATACATTATACAATGTATCATATATTATATATTGTATCATGTATTATATAATACATATATTATACATTGTATCATGTATTGTATAATGTATCCAGAACTTATAAGGATAGTAAAATAAGTTTACTACTGGTCTAATTTTAGACTGGATATCCTTTCACTTTATTTGATATTATTTTAGATTATTTAAGATATTAGTATTAATATTACACTGCCATCTAAAACCAATGGCATCATATTATGCAAAATTTATATATCTTATTGGTCATCCAGTTGACACTATTTGCAGTTGCAATGGCTTACTTAGGTAAGTTAATTATTCACCTAATCATCAAAGAAAATTAACATGAACACACACATCACCATCATCGAACTTGCACTACTTTTTGTAGGTAGTATTTTTTTCTACGTTCTTATTAAGACACTAATTAAAAAATAAAAACACACACACATGAAAACTATCAAAGAGTGGTATCAATTACTACCACAAGCAATAAGAGACAAAGCAGCGTATAACTACATCGACCAGAGAAGTATCATTTTATATGAGACATGGGTTGCAGATTCATTAAAGGATGCTATCAATTCATTCATATGGAGTGAGACTACTGAAGGTCAAGATTATTGGGACACAATTAGACAGAGTTGCAATGGTGACCAATATTGCAAAGGTATCACCATGTCATCATCGTTCATTAAGATGCTGAGAAGTATTGAAAATAGTAGTGATGTTGCAAGATTATTATTGACACCAGTATACACTACCACTACAGATTTTGCAGATTACATCACCATGAGAGCAGACATGGGAAGCTATCTACCCAATGGCAGAGAGCATAAGACCAATGATGCGGGAAAGTGGAGCAGAGATGGCAGACAAGAAATCAAGATTGCTAAACTTGCAAGAAAGGTATTGAGACAATCATATATTGATTCACTTACTGAAGCAGATTTCGAAAAGTTTACTAATTGTGTTAAGTCTTATATTTCTTTGATAGGTGATGAGGATGGTGATGGTAAGAAATTAGAATTGAGACTAATTGATGGTGCTGAAATTTATGGTGCTTATGCAGCCGATAATTATAGCACAATTTTAGGGAAGGATTCTAACTTATGGGGAAGTTGCATGAGACATGAGGAGTGTCACGACTGGTTAAGTATCTATGCAGATAATAAGGATGTATGTCAATTACTAATTGCAGAGGATATGAATAGTAAAATATTAGGCAGAGCAATTATCTGGAAGTTAGATGATGGCAGAGTTGCAATGGACACTATCTACTCACCAGATAGTATAAGAGAAAGTTTTTATGACTATGCAGTAAAAAATGGATGGATATATAAATCATCACAATCATGTCATCATCATGATTTTGACAGATTCAATAATGAATATAATAAGGACTACTCAAAGAGACCAGTGGTGACACTTAAGCATCACCAGTATGACCAATATCCATACATGGATAGTTTATACTATTTAAGCAGTGATGGTAGATTAAGCAATGAGGATTTCAAAGGGGATAAATTCTACATCTTAAGACAGACAGATGGTGAGTATGAGGAAGGTGGACAGATTGAATGTGAGTGGACTGGTCGAATGATAGATGAAGAGGAAACTGCATATGTAGATTATGAGAGACCTAATGGTCAACAAATTGATGGACAAGTATGTCTTGATGAACTGGTAATGACTATTGATGATGATTATGTGT